GCCACCCCTTATTTATTCAGCTTGCTCAAATTGTGTGGGCACATCTTCTACAAGCTCTAAAACTGCATCGACATCCGGAAATGTTTGCTTGAGGTCTTTATTGACTTGATCGGCATAATTCGGTTCAAGCTCAACAAATTCTCCCTCTTTCGCATAAATACCAGGTGTCTTTAAAATTAGGTTCTTAATTGCTTTATACTTAGCCATTATTCTTTACCTTTATCCTTAGTTTCCTTTGGTGTTTCAAGCTCGCCACCATCTTCCACCAATTCCTCAAAGCCATCT